AACTATCACAGTTATCCCTAGTCAGTTTACTCAACAGTTCGAAATAGAGAATAATCAGTATAAAAAAGCTATCAGTGTTGCACCACCTTTTCGTCTAGGTGCAGAGAATATAAGAATACCAGACGATGGGGGTGTTGAAGGAGAAGAAATGGATGCCGCTCAGACTGCATTGAATGGAGACCCTATCACAGAGAGGTTTGGTGCATCAGTATCCTTTAATTATAATGTACCATTTACCTTTAGTAATAAAGCAGAGGATGTAGGGAACAGTATAACAAGTGGTGGGAGTCATGTCAAGTATAATAGACAGAGAGTGGAGAGTTTATTCGAGAGTAATAGATTAAATATCCAGATATCTGGGAGAACTAATATAAGTGCGGGCATGTTGATTCATGTAGATATACCACAACCAACACCAGTAGGGGGAGAGAAGGACGAACTACAACATAATGGTAAGTTATTAATAGAGAGTATTACATGGAAGGGTACTAGAGATGAACTCGAAGTACAACTCTCCTGTACCACAGATGGACACCAAGTACAACCAGATACCTTCGAAGGGCAAACTCTCGATTCACAATACTAAAGGGACAGTGTTTTGGGACTCCTAGACTATTTTTAGCTGGGCATTGCTACCCCCCAAAACTTGGTGGGCAGTTAAGGGACTCCTAGAGTTTATCTGGGACTCCTAAATAATAAACAATAGGGAGATTATATGTTAAAAGATATATTAAATACCCACAGGAACATGATGTATGAATTTATGGAAGTGACTGGGTTAGATGATTATGGATTAGCATGGTTTTGTTTTATGAAAGGTGTAATATTTGCATCTATTATAGTATGGATTTTTTAAATGAGAAGATGTTTTTTGAATAGTAAGATACATGGTGCAGTTTGTACCGATGTGGATTTAAATTATGAAGGTAGTATATTAATTGACGAAAACTGGATGGATGAGGTGGGACTCCTAATCCACGAACAGGTTGATGTATATAATAAAACCAATGGTAACCGACATACAACCTATGTGTTACCACTACCAAGAGGTTCAAATGAGGTATCAGTCAATGGTGCTGGTGCCCATTTAACCGACATAGGAGATGAATTAATTATTTGTTCCTATTGTTATATACATGATGGGAGTGATGGACATAAAATGAAATATCATTCTCCAAGAATTAAAATAATCGACCCTAAAGACCGAATTTATAGAGAACTTTTGGGTCTGGACAAACCGAAACAGATAGAGGATAAGAAATAATGGCAAACTTTACAGGACTGGGAAGTAATTTCTACACAGGAGTGGTCGAAGACCGATTTGACCCACTATCCTTGGGTCGTGTTCGTGTCCGAATATATGGATTACATACCGATGATAAGAAATTAATCTCTACAGGTGATTTACCATGGTCTGATGTCCTTATGCCGACCACTTCTCCGAGTATTTCTGGGATGGGTCTTTCTCCACATGGTTTAGTGGATGGTTCTACTGTTATGGGATTTTTCCGAGACGAGGGAGATATGCAAGACTTCGTGGTGATTGGAAGTCTCTTTGGTAGACCCTCTGATAAATTTAAAATACCGAATAACGATGGAGATAAGGCAATCAGTCGTGGGCCCGATAAAGGATTTAATGACTCTCGTTATCCAACCAGAGAGGCATATTTTGCAGGCCCTGATGCAACAAAAAATTCTAGTACTGGAAGAAACTTTGAGTTATCCAGACATAGAGATGGAAATACAAGTATTGGATGGCCTTATAGACCGAGAGAAATAGAACAGAACTTGGATGGGTCTGGTACAAAAATTGATGGTAATGAGAGAGTAAGAAAAGTTCCTGGCGAGTCCTATCCAAAAGAAGAGTATACTAAAAAACAACTTTCCGATGTCAATAAAATGGCACAGGGTGTTTACGATGCATATCCGAATAATTTTATTAAAAAATCAGAAGGGAGTACAGTAAAAGAATTACCTCGTAAAGGTAATGTTGGGCCAGTGTATCCTTATAATCATGTTATAGAATCTGAGTCTGGTCATGTCATAGAAATGGATGATACTCCATCTAAAGAAAGATTACACTTATATCACCGAACTGGTACAAGACTTGAAGTCCTTGCAGATGGGTCTCAGACTATGAAAGTTATGAACGACTCTTACGAAATAGTATTAAAAGATAAAAAAATATTAATTGCTGGTAGTGCAGATATAGAACTTGCAAATGGTGATTATAATTTAATTACTAAAAAAGGAACTAAGAAAGATGCTGGTAATGTATTTATTACTACCGATGGTGATTGTAATATTACTTCCTCTGGTGCAATTAAATTAAAAGGTAATGTATCATTAAATGGTACTAAGTACGATTAATGACAACCTCTAATGAACCAGTTAAAGTCCCATGTCCGAAGGTTGTTAAACCAACTGCTGATGACCTAGAAAAAATAATAATTTTTATTGGGAATCAATATGGTTGGGAATATATTAAACCTCTTGAAGAATTATTAGGTGCATTTCCTTTATCTCATTCTTGGGATGGTATTACTTTAGATATACCAGAATTAGAATGGGAAGGAAAAATACAATGTATTATTGAAGAATTTAAATTATATCCTTTAGTAAAAATTGCAGAAGTATTCAGTAAAATAATACCAGTTCCTTTAGTTGTTGTAGAACCAATTACAGGTATATCAGTTGATGTACCTAAATTAGTACAAGACCCAGATTACAAAGCAAAACTCTTAACAGAATTCCAAGAAGCTGGTGATGAGATATTAGATTTATTTGTTCCAGATTTTATTCTAGAAAACTGGGATGGTACAGATGGTATCGATGCACCAGCAATTAAAATGAGTAAAGCATGGAAAGAGTTTGTTGCAAAAATAAAAGAATTATTTCAAGGTAATATTTTTGGTACACTAGCAGAAATATTAAAAGACTCTGCTCTTGAAGCTGCAATAGAAGCAATTAAAGCAGTTGGAAGTCCATTCACAGATTATCTAGATTTATTAATAAGTTTGCCAGGCATGGTTGTAAGTGGTGGTCAATTAGATTTTGATACCGATGCATTTCTTATGGGATTAAAAAAACAATTTAAAGAAGCAGGTAAAGATTTCCAAGAAGAATTACTTGCATACCCTTTACCAGTAGTATCAGAAATAGCTCCTCAGGCAGAATTAGTAGGACTCGATTTACCAGAGACATTAGGTGACTTAATTGATTTAGAAGAAATAGGTGAGTTTAAAAAAGTAGATTTTCCAAACTGGAATATAGATAAGTTAAGAGACAGAATTGATAACTTCATAAGAAATCTACCTCAAATGTTACTTGAAGCAGTTCTAGAAAAACTTTCAAAATATCTTGGGATGCTTATACCATCTGGTATACCGATACCATTTACTCTATGTTCGTTCTTAGAGTTCCTTGGTTTTCCAAAAGAGATATCTGTTTCTAATCTAGTACTAGAAGGGACATAAATAATAGTATGAGTGATTTAATTGGAAACAAGACTAGTATAACTGCAAGACGATGGTATACAGACATCGACTTAAATTTGACTGCACATCCTAACTCAAAAGACTTAACTCTTAAACAGGATGTTGAGTCAGTCAAAAGGTCACTAAGAAATATTATGTTGACCAATAAATATGAGAGACCCTTTAAACCAAACTTTGGTGCAAATCTTAGGGGACTCCTATTTGAACTTGCAGATGATATTACGAAATATGAAATGAGGAATCAGATAATAGAAGCAATCCAAGATTATGAACCTAGAGTAAAAATTGACGAAATATATTTAAATCAAGATAGAGCAAATAGAATGTATGTTAATATCCACTTTGGGGTTAGAGGTGTAAGAGAACCTCAAGAAATTGAAGTAATATTACAGAGAGTAAGATAAAATGGCAGTCAAAAGTTCACAAGTCAATATCACCGATTTAGATTTCGAAGATATTGCAGCTAATCTAAAAGAATATTTAAAGGGTCAAAAGACTCTAAAAGACTATGACTTTGAAGGGAGTAACATTAGTTTACTCATAGACCTTCTTGCATATAGTTCACATGTATCAGCATTCAATGCAAACATGGTTGCATCTGAGTTGTTCTTGGATACAGCACAAATAAGAAAAAATGTAGTATCTCGTGCAAAAGAAATAGGATATACTCCTACGAGTGCAACTGCCTCAATGGCAACAATTGATTTACAGGTAAATAATCCTTTAATAGGTGGTGAGACTCCTACCTCGTTAACTCTTAATAGAGGTCATGAATTTAAAACAATATTTGATGGATTTAATTATCCATATGTTTTATTAGAATCAAAAACAATCAGTCCACTAAATGGTGTTTACTTATTTGAAGACCTTGAAATTTATCAAGGGTCTATGAACTCTGATATCTTTCTATATAATGGACAAATCCAAAATCAGAGATTTCCATTAACCGAAGAACTGGTTGACACCTCAAGTGTTACAGTTACAATAGAATCAACAGGTGGTTCATCATCTGCATGGTCTCAATCTACAGACATTAGTTCAGTGGACAAGAATAGTAAAGTATGGTATGTTCAAGAAAATGAACAAGGACAATTCGCGGTATACTTTGGTGATGGTGTCATTAGTGCAGAACCTTTGG